CAGCTTGGTGTCGGCCCGGCAGAAGGCTTCTCTATCTCGGATGCCTCGGCTGAATGGACAGATTTCATCGATGCAAACCCTCTGCTGGAGACCATCAAGTCTTATATGTACCTGCGGGTACGTCTGTTGTTCGACCCTCCGACGAGTTCGGCGGCAATGGAAGCTCTCAACAGACAGAGTGCCGAACTGGAGTGGAGAATCAATGTTGCGGTTGACCCGGGAGAGGAGGAAAATCAAAATGGCGTATAGCCTTTATCATCACGGCATCAAAGGCCAGCGCTGGGGTGTACGTAGATATCAGAGAAGGGACGGTACACTGACTACCGCTGGTAAAAAAAGATACGGTGTTGAGGGTCGTTCTTATGATGAGTATAAGGCAGACCGGAAATATTTCAAAAGACACGGTGTTGGGTTTGATTATGTGTATGACCCCAATACTCGCCAGATGAATATTACAAGTTACACCAATGGACGAACAGGGCAGAAAATGTCCGATAACTATGCTAACGCCGTACTGACAGGCAAATACAAGCCCTCAGAACCGCTTTCGGATAGCTCTACAAAAAGTCAAACTAAGTCGTCTTCTGATATCAAGCAAACTATCAGTGCAAACAAGAAAAAAGTGGCAACCGCTGCAATCCTCACAGGAACTGTCGCGGCTGCCGCTGTTATTTATTCAAGAAATCCGGAAGCTGTCAACCGAGTCGTATCGAAGGCAGGGAAGACCGCTGTGAGCTCCATCAAGAGCGGTAGCTCCAAGGCCGTAAGCAAAGGGAAGGCTTATGTGGCCAAAGCTGCAAAAGAGATAGTATCTGGAACCAAGGAAGGCGTCAAAGAAGGTCTGCATGAGGCACCGAAGAAAGCCGCTAAGACCGTTGCAACAGGCGCTGCTATGGTCGGAGCAAAGAAAATTCTGGACAGTACCGTAGGGAAGGAAGAGAGTGCGAAGATCTTCCAAGCGGCTAACAAAAAGAAAGTTTCCTCGTTCTGGAAGACGGCCAAAGAAGACCGCGACGAGAAAGAGGATGATGAAGAGTAATGTGGTATTACAGACAGATGTACCGATATGAACTTTATCACCATGGCATTCTCGGACAAAAATGGGGTAAGCGTAATGGACCGCCTTATCCTTTAGATGCTTCAGATCATTCTGCTTCTGAAAGAAAAGCCGGATGGAAAAAGAGTTTACATAAGGTTGAAAAGAAGACCGAAAAGCATTATAATAATGCTCAGGAACCTGATAGTGCCGACAGGAAGAAAAGTCGACTCTCGGATAAACAGAAGCGAGCTATCAAAATTGGAGCGGCCGTCACCGTTGCGGCATTAGCTACCTACGGAACGTACAGACTTGCCAAGTCTGGGAAACTTGACAATCTGATTAACTTCGGAAAGAAGCAGACCGAGTCTTTTCTTGGCGAGAATCTCGCAGGAGACGTTCCAAAAGGAATCGCAAAGAAACTTAGTAATCCAGAGACTTTGTCTGATACCTTTAGCAAGGTTAATCCGCTGAGAGGTAGTAGAGAAGGCGAAAACAATTGTGTTCCTTGTGCAGTAGCTGGATTTATAAGACAGGCGGGATATGATGTCACGGCCAAAAGTACCGGAGGAGTAATGCAAAATCCGGGTGGCGTAGTTGAAGAATGTTTTAAGGGCGCGAAGATACTTGAAGGCTCCGCTCAGAAATTTGGTAAGTCAAGAAAAGACGCTGCCGAAATGCTGGTACATCGTTTTGGTAATAATGCGGAGGGTTTATGTTCTATTCAGTGGAAAGGAACAGATAAAGGCCATTGCTTTAGCTGGAAGATCAAAGATAGGAAAGTATTGTTCTACGATAGCCAGCAAGGAACTAAAGGTGCAGAGATTAGCTGGTACTTCGATGAGATTGATCGTTATGGCCATATGGTATTAGCTCGCTTGGATAACGCCGAGATCAACTGGGAGGGAGTTAAAAAATATATGAATTTCTAGCGAAAAATACAAAGCCTGTTATGAAAGGAGAAAAAGATGTCTGATTATACTACTTTGGATGCTTTGATGAAGGAAAAAGTAAACAGAGTATGGGAGCACAATGGTTATTACTATGTGGAACTTAAACCAAAGCAATTTTACGAAAATGCAATCTGGAAGGTTGACAAAATAACCGGTAAAGCCTCATATATGATGTTTACCGAATTTCTTATCAACGTTAAGAGATTTGCGACACCTGTTGACCCTAATGAATTGAAAAGAGCCTCTTAACGGAGGCTCTTTCTTTTACGCGTTTTTTACATCCCCCTTTATGGAAACAAAAAACTACTTGACATTTAAGGAGATGTTATTATGCGTAAAGTGTATTATGTCGTTGATTCTGAAAATGATTCAAAGCTGAACCATGTGAAGGAGCAGATTCGAGGCAAGGTCAAGGATGCTGGAAATTGGTTGAACAGGAACAAAGAAATGGTCGTGTTCTTTGCGCCGATGGCGTTTGCTGCCACTAAGACCGCAATTAAGGTCGTTGGCAAGCACGTGAATTTGGCCAAAGAAAAGGACGTAAAGGATTTGTACTGTTACGATCGGTCTCTGGGACATTACTGGCGCTTGCGGAGAGAGCTGTCCAACGCAGAATGGATTGAGATTGACAAACGGAAGAGAAACGGTGAACGCTTGGCTGATATTCTCAGCGAACTGAAAGTATTGAAATAAGTTTCTGATAGAGAAGGAGTTGTTTAACGCAGCTTCTTCTCTTTTGCTTATTCTTGTTCTGGCGTTTCGTCCGGTTCGATTTCTGTATAGTCAACATCGATAATTTCCTGTTCAAGGTCAACATCGGTTTCCCCAACGTTGAAATCGTTCTCGATGAACATTTTGTAAGCGCGTGCTGAAATAGCCTTGGTTTCAACAAAGTCAAATCCGCCGTTGATGGCAGCACCAACAACTGGAATCATTTTACCAAGATTGATGAGCCCCTTTTCGCCGAATTTTGTGACGAAGCGAAAACCGAGGCGCTGGTTAATTTTAGTCAATACCTTTCCGGGGATTTTTTTCACTCCGCTCATAGCCATTTTATGGCCCAAATTCATACCAAATTTCTTGACCACGTTGTTGACCGAGACACCCGCTAGACAGGCATAAACAAAGGTCTGTACCTGGTCGCTTCTCAGGTCATAACCACCCATGTGAGCAGCGCACGCGATCATTCTCATCTGTACATATAGTACGCTACCAATGTTCGCTGGAATTGTAACCGGCATTGTGATTGCACCACCGAAGCCTGTAAGAAAACCAGACGTAGTGCATTTGGCGATTTGGTTATTAAACATCGCCTTTGCGGCGCTCTTTGTATCAGTATGTTTTTCGAGATAGTCGTTTGCAAATTCCTCGATTTTAGGACTTACATGAGGAATGCCGTCAAGAGATTTCTTATATAAACTGTTAAGCAGATTCATGAAATCTTCTGTGGCTGGTTTCTTTCTCGCCATTATATGTATTCCTTTCCATAAGAATTATTTCCAGTATACCACATCCACCATCCATTTTCAAGTAGGAGGTCCCATAAATGGCATTATCGAACACGGCCACTCCTGTCTATTACGGCCGTTTCCGAGATGCCGTAATACGTGGCGAAATACCTATCAATCGAGAGATCGAGATGGAGATGTACCGAATCGACGCACTCATAGCTAACCCTGGTATCTGGTACGACCAACATGCCATGGACGGTTTTGTCGATTTTTGTGAAGACGAGCTCACTCTGACCGATGGAGCAGACCTCTCTCTGCTCGATACATTCAAACTCTGGGCGGAACAGGTCTTTTGCTGGTACTACTATGTTGAGCAGCAAGTCTTTGTCCCAAGCCCAAGTGGTCGTGGCGGACATTACGAGATAAGGCATGTTCTGCGTAGACTGGTCAATAAACAGTATCTCATTGTAGCAAGAGGCGCTGCGAAGTCAATGTACTGTTCCTGTATTCAGAACTACTTCTTAAATGTAGATTCCACGACTACTCACCAGATCACCACGGCTCCTACGATGAAACAGGCAGACGAGGTGTTGTCTCCCATGAGGACCTCCATCACTCGGGCCAGAGGGCCTGTGTTCAAGTTTATGACCGAAGGGTCCTTGCAGAACACCACAGGTTCCAGAGCCAATCGGGTGAAGCTGGCATCTACCAAGAAGGGCATCGAGAACTTCATGACTGGTTCGCTTCTGGAAATCCGTCCCATGAGCATCAATAAGCTCCAGGGCCTGAGATGTAAGGTTGCGACCGTGGATGAATGGCTGTCCGGAGACATCAGGGAAGACGTTATAGGTGCAATCGAACAGGGCGCATCCAAGGTCAAGGATTACCTGATCGTGGCTACGTCCAGCGAGGGCACTGTCAGAAACGGTAGCGGCGACACAATCAAAATGGAGTTGGCTGACATCCTGAAAGGGGAGTATGAGAACCCTCACGTGTCCATTTGGTGGTATAAACTGGATTCTATCGATGAAGTAGCAGACCCGGATATGTGGATTAAGGCAAATCCGAATCTCGGAAAGACCGTCAGCTATGAGACCTATCAGCTCGACGTGGAAAGAGCAGAAAAAGCTCCTGCTGCAAGGAATGACATCTTGGCAAAGCGGTTCGGTATCCCGATGGAAGGCTACACATACTACTTTACTTATGAGGAAACTCTCCCGCACAGGAAACGGGACTTCTGGCAGATGCCCTGTGCTCTTGGAGCAGACCTTTCTCAGGGTGATGACTTCTGTGCCTTTACATTTCTTTTTCCGCTATCCAATGGCTGCTTTGGTGTGAAGACCAGGAACTACATTACATCTCTAACCTTGATGAAGCTACCGCTGGCAATGCGGACAAAGTATGAGCAATTCAGAGCAGAGGGCAGTCTGGTTGTGCTCGATGGAGCGGTGCTGGACACCATGGAGGTTTTCGACGACCTGGACAATCATATAGCCGA